TTTGCCAGGCGGTGGCCGATTCCGGCAGCGTCAGCATCATCGGCGGCGGCGACAGCGTGAGCGCGGTCAACAATTCCGGCCTGGCCGACAAGATGACTCATATCAGCACCGGCGGCGGCGCCAGCCTTGAGTTCCTCGAAGGCAAGCAGCTTCCCGGCGTGACGGCGCTGACCGACAAATAATCAGAGATTCGTTTCTGAAAGAAGAAAGCCTCCGGTTTGTGCCGGAGGCTTTCTGTTTTTCCAATGGTTGGAAAAAGTGTTTCCAGGTGTAAAAAGACGGTTAAAATTTGAGTAAAAGACGGTTGAATTTAGAGTAACCGCGCCCCGGAGGTCAGAAGTTGTAAACAAGAACCTCGGCGGCCTCTTTTCCGCCCCCCGTCGCGGACGCTGAATACAGGGTTTTAACCGCTTTAATTTTAAAGCCTGCAAAAATATCCCGAACCTCCGGAACGTCGTTTAAAGAGAGGATAAACGCCCCTTTAATACCACTTAAAAGCTGGGCCATTTCGACGAACTGCGCACGATTCCAGACCGCCGCGTAGTCTTTTTCGAACCCGTAGTAGGGCGGATCAATGTAAAACAATGCCCCCGGCGTGTCGTGCCGACGGATGCATTCCAAAGCTTCCATGCGCTCGATGACGACCCGTTCCATTCTCCAGTGAACTTCAAGTATGCCTTCCTCGAGCGTGTTCAGGTTGAGTGACGGTGGGCGCGTTTTATGGGCCGGCATGACACGGCCAACGGTTTTGCCCCCGAACCCGGTTCGTTGGAGGTAGTAAAACCGAACTGCGCGCTGAATGTCTGTCAGCGTGGTCGGGTCGGTGCGGTTCAGGGTATCAAATATCTCGCGCGATATCACGCAGTGCTTAAAGTGCCGGATGAACTCCTCGAAGTGGTTCTGCACCACCCGCCAAAATGTCACCAAATCAAGGTTCATGTCATTAATGACCTCTACTTTTGATGGCTCTTTTTCAAAGAACACCCACGCCGCGCCACAAAATGGCTCCACATAGGTCTGATGCTCAGGGAACATCGCAACAATCTGCTTTGCCAGGCGACTTTTCCCTCCGAGGTAACTGATCGGGCTTTTCATTCTGCACTCCTGTTTGATACCGTCCCGCCGTTCTGTGTATGGCTGGCGGGCAGCGGTTTATCCGTGGCCATGTGAGAGTGGCCATTCAAGGGAGTGCGAATCCCGGCGACTGTCCGTCAGTCGCTTAATATCCAACAGCCTGCCAAGCAATGTCTCCGCTGATGGCCTGCGTAACCGTAAATCCGGAAAACGAATAACCATCTGCGCCTGCCCCGCCGTCTGACCCGCTATTCCTAAACGGTTTTTGGGTCACGACGACATTGAGACAGGCGTTTGGAAAATTGGTAGGAAACGTGACAGTTGTGGCTCCTCCGCAATATGCCACTCCCCACTGAAAAATCAGTCCTCCCGGCATTACGTAGTATCCGTTCGTCGCGATAAGGAGGCTGCCGTCCGGGTTCACATACCCCTTCAGGTCGGCGGGGGTAATGACAGAATCTGTTCCAGTTCCAACGGCAACTTCCGCCGGCGTTGAAAAGCGAACGGTTCCGACCGTTCCTGTCGTTGCCGTGGCGGGGATTAATTCATCCAGATCTTCCAGGACACCCTGCACATTTGTGCTGGATGAGTGGCCGAGCGACGCCGGGGCAACCGACACCTGTTTTGCCGGGGTCGTCGGCAGCGCGGCCGCGCTGAACGCCAATGCAAAAATCAGTGCGATAAGGGTGAGTAACCGATGTTTAATAAGCATGAGTTTTCCTTTCCTTTTTAAATGCCGCGATAGAAAACGCGGACGTCATCTTCCGCTGTAATGGCCGGCGTAAATGTGATTGTTTTTCCGGCGATGTTGTAATCGCTCCCTTGCACTGCGAGCAGGCGGCCGATGAACACCTGGACGCTCGCGTCAGAAACCGGAGTATATGCCAGCACGGCGGTGTTGGTTGATCCGGTTTTGTTTTCGACATAGTCCGCGCCGAGCCTGTTTTTGAGCCACAGGGTGCGGTTCGCCAGCTGCTGCGCCTGGCGGTTGGATACCCCGTTAGGTCCGCCCTGGACCGGATCGTCCTCTTCAATCTGATAAACGTTGTCAAATGAATCCGCTGGTACAATATTTGCCATTATGCTGCCTCCGTATAGGTGGGTTGATAGGTCCTCGTGCCGTCATAGAGGAATGCGGCGTTGTGCCGGAAGAAAAGCTTCTGATATCCAACAGACACCAGCACGCACCGCGCCGGAGCGGTGCGGACCAACAGGTTGATCAAATAATCAGAAGGAATCGGGTCTGAGTTTTCAATCGTAATCGACCAGAGCGCCCAATTATTTGACGACCCATACGAGATCGATCCGTCATGATTCACCGCTCCGGAATACCGCGAGATGTCCGCCCCGATGGTAATGGTCGATGATCCATATCCGGCCGCTGCAAGAACCGCCTTAATTGACGCCATCGTCCCCTTGCTCCGATGGACTGCGATTGAGGCTTTAATGATCGCCCGCTTTTCGGTTGCGGTCGCCCCCGCGGGCCACTCGCCAACCGATGCGGCCCATGCCAAAAACGGCAGCACGGATTCCGGGCAGGTATCCGGGTCCGTCACATCAATCAGTGCCTGCAGATCCAGATTAAAGGCCCGGCTTGCGGCGATATCAATTGCATACGAACCTCTCGGCGAACGGCCCGAGTCCGGGAGCGGCGCTCCGGGGAGAAGGGATCTGTCAGCAAGCCCGATCATCACTCATCCCTCCCTGAAACCGAAACCTGAACCGACGTGCAGAAGGCGGCCTGTCCGGAAGACACCTCGATTCGCGCGGCGGGAGAGATCAGGATGACCTCCTGAACGCCCGCCACATGAAGGGCCGCCAAAAGCCCGCTCAGCGTGATGTCGTGCCCGCAGGCGTGGTGCTCCTCCACATAAGCCAGCGCGGCGGCCGTCGCGGCGGCGCGGACCGTCTCCTCGTCTACTCCATAACAAAGCGTCAGCCTGGCCTCAACCGTATACTCGATAATCTCGGCGCTTATCACCTCGGCCTTATCACAAAGCGGAATCTTTGTTTCGGGGTCCAGCGCATCCTTAACAAACGGCAGAATCCCGGCCCGCTCCCCGTTAAGCAAAGCGCCGGTCAGCGCGCCCGTCAGCTCGGTTGAGCCGGCCTCAAAATCATCATCCAGCGTAAAAACAGCCCCGCCCTCGAACGTCAGCTGCTGGCCGCTGGACAGCGCGGAAAGCACGTCGGTCACCGTAATGGAAACGGCCCCGTCCGCGTATCCATCCGGGTTGTCTACCCGCGCACCGAAACACGCGCCATTTCCGGTCTTGGAAAGCACGGCGACATTCACGCGGCCGCCGATGCCCGGATTAAAAACAGACACGCCCTTTATATTGCTATGTGCCGAGAGCGCATGAAATTTATACGCCCCGGCCGGACCGGCCACTGAATAAGCCTCCGGCGACAACTGGCAGCGCGCCCTGAACGCCGCATCGGTCTCGCCGGAAAGCCGCGCCAGCGGAACAGCCAGCGATGCGGCCACGTGATCCAGATCTGTCCCTGTCGCGAACGCCAGAAGGCGCGCCTTAAACTTGTCGTTTGCCTCCGCTCGAATGCCAACTTCCCGATAGGCTGCCACCAGAAGGATCTGATAGGCGGGATCGGACGGGACCAGCGCATTAAACGCCGGATCAAGCTGCTGCAGCTTCGCCAGCATCTCCTGGAAAATTTTCTCGGCCGAAAGCACCTCGACCGCCCGCGGGGCGGCCAGCTTGCTCAGATCGATGGGTGTAAAAACCTGACTCACGATATTTGAATTCCTTGCAAAACAACCGGCTCACCGGTCGGCATGTAATATCCTTCCAGAGTGATCGAGACGCTCCCGCCCTGAACCTGTTCAGAGTTTGATGCATCAAACAGCACGCGGGTTGTTTTCAGCTCCGGCTCCCAGCGGTTCAGAACCCCGGCGGTGGCCGCCACGAACCGGGCGCGCACGGAAGCATTTATTGGCGCATCGATCAGGCGGAACAATTCACTCCCGTACTCCCGACGGAGAACAAGCGCGGCCGGCGCGGTGCGCAGAATGTTCTCCACGCGCTGGCGGAGGTGCTCCAGCCCGCTCAGCGGCTTCCCCGTGTCTTTATGCATTCCGTTCATGGTTTAGATATTGGTTATTCGTTATTGGTTATCGGTCGTAACAACGCAAAAGAAGATTCCGTCATCACCCGGCCTCCGCGTCAACGGCATACTTAACGGGCAGAATATTCCAAAACTCCTCCTCGGATGTCACCAGGTGGAACTCCCCGCGCTTCGTGCCATGCAGCCACTTAATCCCGACGCCTTGTGCGCCGCCGTCATAACCGGATCGGCCCGCGAACTCCACGGACGTCACCCGAAACCCGGCTCCGGGATACATCGGGCCGAAGCCATACACATTCCCGACCGCCAGCGGCTTCCGTTTGATTTTCTCCTGCACGCTCATGCGGTCACCATCACCAGATAAACAATCAGGCCCTGCGCCGCTCCGTAATAAACTTCAGCCTGCTCCCAGGCGCTGCCGAAAAACTTAAAGCCTGGGCGAACCGGATGCTGTCCGGCCTGCGTTACACAAAACGGGAAAGCCATCGCGATCAAGTGCAATCCGGAAACCAGAGCAAAGGCATCGCACCCGCATAGATGGAGCACAAGGAACACCGGAGCCCACAGCCAAATCCCGCGCACATAAAGACCATAAAAAAACAGATCATCGTTGGCATCTTTCAATATGCCGCCGATCAGATGACCCCAGCTCCAGCATTCGCCAAGCACATACGCCGGGAAAAGAGCCGCCGCCCACCAGCTGTGCGTCATCAGTCCCGCCACGGCCGCCAGCACAAGGCCGATCACCTTGGCAAAAATTCCCTTCGTTCCGCGCGCCCGGTTGAGCACCGCGCCGGCGACGATCGCAACCGGAATAAACAGCAGTTTAATCATCATCAGAGCACCTCCATTTCAGATTTCCAGTTCCAACTTTCAGGTTTCAGGTTTCTTTCGCGCTTTCACACTCCAGCGCGGTTCGGTATCCGCTTCCATCGATCGTGTGCACCGCCCGGTTAATCAGCCAGTCACCGGCCAGATCGCTCCCCAGCTCATCGCCGACAACCAGCACGCCCTCCGCCGCCAGAATCGGTTCCCCCTCACAATTAAACGTCGGTTGCGACGCACCGCGCCCGATACGGCGCAGCTCGGCCGCTGCCGCCGAGGCCGCCTCCTCCGGGGTCGGATAATTCCCGCGCAGTTCTTTTTGCGGCTCGCCTTCGCCGGCCGTAATCTTCTTCCGCTCGGCCGCCGAAACATCGTGGTAATACGCCGCCACGCTGAGGTAGTCTTCCCGCTCCGCCACCGTAATCCGGTAGCTGTTGTCCTCCCCCGACAAAACCGCCCACGGCCCGGCCCCCGACCGCCTTACCAGCCCGGTATCCAGATAGACTCTCGGCACATCCACTCCGGAGATGGTTTTCCCCTTTGCCCTCTTCGCAAAAATCAGCTTGCCGCCCGCGGGCTTAAACACCGCGTCCCGCTCCTTCGCAAGGCGGCGGAGGAAATTGGCGTTCCCTTCATTCGTCTGATCGACGTGCCCGATCACCTCGCCGGCCAGATCCGGATCCACGCGCGGATCGAGGCCGCAGTCGGCGGCGACATCAAAAACGATTGTTTCCAAGGTTTGGAAATCCCAGGAGCGCGTCCGCTGCGCCTTCATGGCCGTCTCCATTCCGGAGACAGTCGCCGACTTGTTTTTCCCGCTCCCCATCCAGGCGCTCTTTGCCCGGATCGTAATCTGGTGCGGAAGTCCGGACCGGTCATACTCATCAACCACAAACAACCCCATCTTCCGGAGGCCGGTCTCAATGTACCCCAGCGACACCTTCAACTCCGCACCGGCCTTGGGCGGAGCAATCTTCAGCCCGCGGTTGTCGATCGTCATCGAAAACGTATCGCTCTCGAAGCCCGACTCATCAGTCAGGTTCAGCGACACAAGCCGATCGCGGATCAGATCCGTGATCCGCTTGTCATCGGCTAAAATTTCATAGGCCGGGCGCATGGTTCGGATATTGGTTATTCGTTATTGGTTGTTGGTCTCGGCCGGAAGGACCGCCCCCGCACGACCTTTTTTTTCAAACTTCAAGTTTCCGGTTTCAAGTTTCACGTTTCTCTCCTAGTCCCAAAGCCGGATCGTTTCTTTCTCCGCCGGCCGCTGCTCAGGTGTTCCAAAGTCTGGAAGCACAATCGAAACGCCGGCGTCAAGCACCGGGCCTCGGGCGGCCAGTCCGGGATTGGCGGCCAGCACCGCCTCGGTCACATCGGCTGTGCGGCCGTAGTGCCTGAAACAGACGGCATCCACCATGTCGCCGTCTTTCGTTCTGTAGGTTGCCTCAGCCACTCAAAAGCCCTTTTCCAGCTTCAAGTTTCCGTTTTCAAATTTCACGCTGCATCTCCCCCATACACGCTCAAGCGCAGCGTAAACGTCTGTTTGCGAGGAAGGCCGTCGATGTGCGGAAGGCTCTGCGTCTCCTGCACGCTCTCCAGGCACCACATCCCGTGAACGTTCCCGAAGCTGTCGCACAGCAAAACCGGCTTCCCCTTCGCCATCAGCGCGCGCAGCTTCGTCAGGCTGCCATAACCGCTGCGCTCCGTAATGAGGGTTCCGGCCAGCTCAATCGAGTCATCATCCGGGCCGAGGCTCTGGCGGCCGGGCAGGCGGCCCAGGCGCGGCTGTTTGGCCCAGCGCCAGGCGCTCGAGCGCTGGAGCGTCTCATAGGCCGCACCCATCACAGAAAAAATAAACAAATCCGGCTCCTGGCCAAGCGACAACAAAACGGAGTCAGCCATTGCTCAGCCCTCCCGTCGTCCGCGGCATCCGGCAGCGCTTAACCCGCAACCGCCAGCCCAAAACCATCAGCCGCAGCCGTCCACGCGCCACGCGCCACGCGCCACCTGCCACTTGCCTCCCACCACCCGCCACTCGCCACTTCTTAATCATACAGCCTCGCTCTCTGCCGGGCGGCGTTGGCCCGCTGCCGGGCATCCAGCTCGCGGGATACGGTCTTGGCGATATCCTCGCCGCTTTGCCCTGGGGCTGCGTTGATGGTGATTGGCGCATTGACCGTCGAGACCGACGATCCGCTGTTCGCGGGCGGCGGCAACGCGTCCGCCGCCAGCGGAGTTGTTGAAAGAGCCACCGCAGTTGCCGCGCCGGCCACAGCCTCTTTGGCACCCATTCCGAAAAACCGGCCAACCGCCTTGATTTTTTCCCATGCGGCTCCAATAAATTCCAGTGTTGGCTTCCACGCCTGCATCACCAGCCCAAGCGGAGTCCACGCAAACATCTTCTTCAAGAACTCCCAGACGACACCTGCGCCGGTTTTAATTGCACCCCAGACCCGATCCCAGTTCTTCACCAGAGCGCCAATCGCCAACCCGACAGCAATAATTCCGGCAATAATCCATGTCACCGGATTGGCCAGCAGCGCGGCATTCAGCGCCCACTGCGCGGCCGTCCAAATCATTGTTCCGGCGGCCACCCCGACAATCGCGGCGGTCACGCCGCCGATCACCCAGCCAAGCGGAGGAAACTTCTCAATCGCCCAGGCAATCCCTCCAAAAAGCATCCCGATCGGTTTCAGCACAAGATTCAGCCCCGGAAGAACCGACCCCGCGAGCACATTGCCGATCATCTTCAAATTCTGCCCGAACATCGTCATCTGCCCGGACGAAGAGTTCAAAAACCGTGCATACTCATCGTTAACCAGATTCGATCCGGCAGCGTCGCCAACCTCGGCATACGCCTTTTTCAAATCGTCCAGCTGATTAAGCAGCGGAACAACGCCGCGCTTGCCTTCGTCACCAAAAAGCTTCTGCAGAAGGTCTCCGCGCTCATCAATATCCAACCCATCAAGAGACTCTTTCATTCCCTCCATCGTCGCAATAAAGTCGAGAGAGCCGTCCGTCCCGCGAATCATTTCAAAGCCAAGTTCGTCGGCGGCCTTGGTCATATTTCGCAGAACGCCATTAAAGGCCGTGCCGGCCATCGACCCTTGCAAACCGGCGGTGTTGAGCTGGCCGATCACCGCCGCTCCCTGTTCAAGAGGAACCTTCGCCCCGGCCATTCCGGCGGCCGCATACTTCATCGACTCGCCGAGCTGATTAAAGTCGCGAATCTGAAACTTGAATTGCGTCTTTGTCAGAACATTACCGATACGCTGCATTTTTTCCTCGGTCGAGCCAACCATGTCCCTGCCGAGGTTGTTTAACGTGGTAACAAAAACCTCGCCAACCTGCCCGGACTCGCCGCGCATTACCTTTGCCGCCTTGTGTATAAATTCAGTACCGGCCCGCGAAGCGGCGGCATCCAGTCCGCCGGAATTCAGCGCATATTCGATGTCGAGCACTTCGCTCTCTGTCGCCAGCGACCGGCGGGCAAAACTGCGGGCGTGGCTAAGGGATGCCCCCACCGCGGCATCCCGGTCCGGAGCGTTGACAACCGTGCCAAGATAAACGCCTTGTTCCTCGATGGCGGCAGCGGCCTTGATCATCCGGCTTGCGCCATAAATTGCCGCGCCCGAGGCGATCCAGCGCCCCCGGCTTTCACTCAGCTGCTGGTTCAGCTCCTGCTGCCGGGTCTTCAGCCGGGCAATCTGCTCTTCCGACCGTCTCATCACGGGGGAGAGCTGCACGTGCTGCTTAATGGACGCGCCGATCTCCCGAGCATAATCCCTGAACGACTTCTGAACAGCCGCCATCACTTGCTGATGCGAGCCCAGCAGCGCCGCACCGATTGTGATTTTTACATTCAGATCGCTCACAGATTAACCTTTCGGCTGAACATCCTTCACCGCGCTGAGCCAGTCCATCAGCTCCTGGCCGTCCATCTCCAGCAGCTCACTCAGCGGCCACCCGGTGTGGCTCGCCAGAATCACACAGGCTTTCCGGGCGTCGCCGGGCGCAAGGATAAAAAATCGCGATAAGTCTCCTGCAGCGTCAGATAGTCGGCCATATCCAGCTCCTGCATGTCGTCGGGGGAAATGCCAACCAGCGAGGCAAACAGGGCGAGCTCTTTTTCGGCATCGCTGGCCTTCGGCCGGTCGCTCAGCATCATGTCCCGGACCTTCGGCCGGCGCATGAGCAGCTCGCTCGTTTCTCGGCCGTCAACTTTAATAGGGAACCGCAGTGTAATTTTAACAGGAGTCATGGTGTCCTTTCGGTGTCGTTTAATCGTCGTTTAAATGGCGGGCAGTTTAAAGAGATGCCCGGCTCCGGCGTGGCGGTCCTTCGGTTCAAGCTCAAAGCCTGAGGTCTGAAGCCTGAGGTCTAAATCATCATCCGATCTTCGTGGCTGCGAACTGGGCGAGGGCGCTCACCAGGGCGCGGGCCGTTCCGGCGTCGCCGCCTTCAAGGATCGCCCGGTGCGCAATCATCTGGTCCACGCCACCGATCGTATAGACGTTGTTCTGCACGTCCACCAGGTGAACGATCTCGTCGTCAACCTTCAGCTCATAGAAGTTCACCGCCATCGTGAACTTGGTTTCGCTCTTCTCGCCCGGCTTCATCGTGCCAAGGTCGGCCTCCGTGATCTTCCCGCGCAAGGTGATGACAATCGAGCCGACGTTCCCCTGTTCGTCGTCAATCACGCCGCGCATTTGGACGTTGACAGCGTGGTGCGCCTGCAGGCCGGCCAGCTTGAGCAGGTGTTTATCCGCCTCGGCCAGTGTGAAGCTGGCGGACAGCTTTTCATAGCCCATCGTGTATTCGACCGGGCCGCCCATTCCGCCGCCGCGGTATTCCTCGGTTTTTGAGGTCAGTTTGGGCGGGGTCAACTCGGTCACCTTGCCCATATAGGTGCGCGCGTCCGCAAACAGGTTGATGTTCTTCAGCATTCTCGGCAGTGCCATAATGATTCTCCCTTTTCAGGTTTCAAGTTTCAGGGTTCAGCTTTCGCTTAGACGATCGATTCCAGATAGTCCGTGTTCAGGTTGTACCGGAAGGTCACCTTCGTGGCCGTCGGATGGTCGATGAAGTCGAAGCTGAAAACCGCGTTGCCGAGGTTTATATCGGCCGCCTCGTTCAGATCCAGGTCAACCCAGCAGTCGCCGCCGGCAATAATATTGCGCGCCTTCAGGTTGCGCAGAAACGCCTTCACCCCGTCGGTCACATCTTCGAAATAGCGCTTCGTGATCGGCCGGTCGACCGCCCACAGGTGTGCAGCCTGAATGCTGTCCGCAATAATATCGGAAATACGGACTCGGGTGATCTGGAGCCACAGGTTGTCCGTTTTCTGCGCGGTCCACGATCCCCACAGCCGGAAGCCATCCTCGCGGATGATCGTGTTCACGTGGAAGCCGGCCAGAATATCCGCCTCGCAGGCGGCATCGCCCAGGGCGAAATCAATCGGCCGGCTGGTCCCGGAAATCACCGCGCCGAGCTGGCCCGACCAGTTGCTGGGGCTCCAGTGGTACCCGCGGCCGTCGGCATTGTCATTTTTACTGAACAGCGCGGCAACGACCGGAGAAACCGGCTGTTCATCACCCGCCAGGTCCTTCACCCAGGGATCAATCATGAATCCTCGCTTGCTGCCAACCAGCCCCAGGGCGGTGTTCGCTGCGGCCGCGTCGTCGTTCGGGCCGTCCAGGATCGCAATCGCCCGCAGGCGCTCAGCGATCGCACACAGGGCGGTCGCCAGCGGCGCCGCCGTGATGGCCCCATCGACAATCGTGTATCCGTCGGCTCGCGGGCAGCAGAGAATTCGGGGCTGAAGGCCGGTCACCGCCTTGGCGTTGAGCAGCGCATAAATTCCGGTGCGCTGTGTCGCATCGCCCAGGGCGGAGGCCAGCGTGTCCGCGGCATAACGGGTAACGATGATCACCGGGTTAATCAACCCGCAGATCATATTGACGGCATCAAGGGCGTTGCCTCCGTCCTCGGCCCCGGCCGGGTAGATTGCGGCGCGCAGCGCGGCCGGGCTCCCGTAAAACGCCACCGGGGTGTCCAGCGGAAGCACGTCGGCATCGGCGTCCGGCGCGTACACAGCCAGGCCGATAATGCTGGACCGGATCGTCGAGATCGGCCGCACGCCGCTATCGACAAGAACAGTTTCAACACCTCTCACAAGGTCACTCATGGTCATCTCCTCTTATTGCGGCCGGTGCTTCCGGCACATTTGTTTCTTCAGCGGCCGCGCGGCCTCTGCCTCTTCGTCTTTGCTCGGGCTGGCCCTGTGCCTGCCCCTTATCATCCGAGCCACTCGCCACTTGACACTCGACACACGTCACTTTCCCCTGCGCCTCAAGCCACTTCACTCCGCCGCCCTCAACCTCCAGCGTGTCGCCAGGCATCAACCGGCGGCCTTTGTGCCAGCACTCTTTTTTGACAACGAATTTCACAAATCCTCCTTAGAATTGGTTTCCACCCGGCACCAGCGCCGTCCCAAGCACCGTGGCCGCCTGCAGCGTTGTCGCTCCAGTTACCTCCAGCACTCCTGTGATTTTCACCGCGCCGGTCAGATTGATGTTCGGCGCGGTCACGGCGGCGGCGACAGCAGCCGTGGCGCTCAGCGACCCAAGGGTGTCAACCTCCACATCGCCGGCGGCTTCCACCTTAACGCGGCCGCCGGAGACAACCCTCACATTGCCGTCGGCCACAACCGACACCGCCCCTGCGCAGCCGATCGACATCTCATGCGTGTCCAGATCGACCTGCACAAAGGTGCCGTCGGAGTAAACCGTTTTAAAAATCAGCGGATTGGAAGAGGGGTTCGGATTGGCCGCACTGCCAAGCGAGGCAACAATCACACCCTGTGCCGGGTCGCCGTTGTGGCAAAGCACCAGCACCTGCTCGCCGGCGACCGGCGCGGCCCAATCTTTGCGACTGCCCATGCGAGGAGACATCCAGGGCAGCTTCGCGGTCGTCAGGTCGCCGATCTTAACGCGCGCGCGGCCGCTCGGCGAGTCAACGTCAATCACCGTGCCAAACATTATCAGATTGGCAACGCGCCGCTCGACTTCGCGCAGATCGAATTGAGATGGATGGTCTGTCCTCATGTGTCATGAGAATCAGCCAAAAAGGAAAAGCAAACCGCCCTGAACGGGTTCAGAAGTTACGCGGCCGGCGGATTCGGGTCGATCGGTTCCAGCCCATCCGATGCGTCAGACTCGCTGGATAAATAAACCCCCTCCGGGACAACACCGCCCGGCCACGGCAGCCCGTTTGTGTACATCAGGTCCGCGGTGCTCGGGTCCCCCAGCTGGATCAGCTGCCGCCAGGCAACGGCATTCAGCGAGACGCCCCGGCCGTTCAACACCGTTGAAATTAGATTCTGCCACGAAACCTGCTTCGGCCTCGCCACGCCGGCGATATTCGACTGCGTGTTTTTAACAACAACCTGCGCCGCCTCGCTCAGGTTCAGCCCGATAATGTCCCGGTGCTGCTCAGCCGTGACAATGAAGGCCGAAAACACCGTGTCAGAATACTGCGTATCATCCCCGGCATCAGCGGACGGCTGGGCCGAAATCGCGGCGACAAACACCGCCGGTGATTTAACGCTCATACGCTGCAGCGCGTCGGCATCCACCCGGCCCTCATGGATTTCGACCGACGCCCTGGGGAAGGCGGCCTTAAACACCTCAACCCATCGCTCCAGCGTCTGCACCCGTTTCAGTTTTTCCAGGGCCATTGTCAGTTCTCCGTTAGCGGTTCTCAGTTATCCGGCCAGCTGCTGCTGCCACCACACATTGATCAGCCCGCTGATCTGCTGCTCGTCTTCGGGACTCAACCCAAGGAACTCGCGCTGCGGAATCCCGCGCCTCGCGTCCCCGAACTGGTGCGTCGCCGCATAAGCCAGATTTGTTCCAACCTCCACCGAGGCTCCGGACACCAGGTGCACCAGGCTGTCGCGCAGATCGCCCTCCAGCTCCAGGATGCCGCCGCCTTTCTTTTTGCGCTGCTCATACGCCGGACTCAGCTCCGGCCACTTCGTTCCATCTGGCGCGGTCTTTGTGGATTTAACCCGCTCCTTCGTCTGGGCCTCCACCAGCGCCCCGATCCCGTCGAAAAGCGGATTAAAATCCAGATTCAGCAACCGGCTGACCAACAGATCAACCCAGCTGAACCCCTCAGCCCTTACACTGACAGACGCACCGGCCATTTCCTGCCTCCCCACCCAAACGCCTTCTTCACGGGGTAGACACATCAATTCGAATTTCGCCGCGCGTTGTGGCCGGGCAGACAAACTGGGTGTTTGCCTCATAATAAATATACGGGAAAATCTGGTTTGGCGTGCTGTACCCGAGAGAAGCTGCTCTGTAGATCAGATCTCCGGTTCCGATGAGAGAGAGAGACACTTCCTTCCCGGTCAAATCACTGCACTCCCATGCCTCGCCCTCCCTGATCCAGCCGACGGTTGTGAGTGCATTGCTCCCTGCGCATTCCACACCGTTAAATGTGAGAGTGGAGCTGGTGGCATTTCCGACGTGGATCAAATGCGACCCCTTAATGATCACCCAGCTCGCATCGTTTGTTGCCGCGCCTCCGGCATACATCTCCACCCTGTTCGCCTCGTTTGTTACAACCACAACAGCCCCGGCGGACAGGTTGGTCAGGGCCAGCTTGTCAGCATTTGAGCCAACAAACCGCGTCCAGATATCCGCCAGCGCATCCGTCACAGCCGCATTGCTCGGCACGGTGTTCGTGCCGCCGGTGACTGTTGGCGTGACGGAACCGGTATCGAGCTTCGTGGCAAACTGACCTGGGAAAAACTCAACCCACACGGTTTCCGGCGACCAGCCGTATGTCGGCGGGATCGCGCATCCTTGCGAAGTCACTGCGCTTATGTTCGCGTTCGATGAAACAACTTCTCCGCCAAGCTTTATTTCCCAATGGTCGAAATTGAACAGAACAGTATTGGTCCCCGGCGCACCGTACTGGGCATAGCCATCGGTCACGTTGTAAAAATCCATACGAATCACATCATTGCTCGTATGCACGCTTATATAGCTGTTCGTGACCGTTCCAAGCAGGCTGTCCCGGATGTTGTTCAACACCACAACCTTTGTCTCAAGCGCCGTCGTTGCCGCCTGACTTACAACTTGGTCCGTATTAGTGCCCATTGTTTGGACAACCGCTGTTTTATCAAGCTTGGTGTCCACGTCCGCCGGGGACGCCGCCCCGACAGCCTGCCGAAACGCCTCGGTTTGAGAGACGTACACGAGAGAAGGATTCGGCGAATTGTCACCGTAATCGACCCAATCGGACGCCGCTTTGGGCGGGTTTTGCGGTCTTTGTTGTACATGCGAGGTGTGATAAAAGTACCAAGTATCTATCAGGGCTCCATCGGTATAAAACCGTTGAACAACGTCCCACCATTCCGAGGTCTCGTCATTATTCGGCTGCACGTAGAACCCAGACACAAACAACCCGCCCTGCGGCTCCGGACCCCATAAAGCCGGTGCGTTCGTCCCGGACAAAAGCCAATAATTCGTGTTTGCGGCGGCATAACCCGAGTTTGTGACAGTAATGGAGAGCGGAGCCGCCGAAATATTCCCCCCGTCAAGATCGAGCTTGGTTAATACCAATTCCGCCGCCGCCACGGCCTGCGTGTAACCCGCGGCCGTCGGTTGCACAGCAGACAGGGCCGCGCTGCTGACGGCGGGATAGTTTGCCGGCCGGGCGGCGTTGATTAAATCGACGACGTTCGTGCCATCCACAATCACCGCCAGTGCATCGTTGGTTCTCGCGCACACCTGCGCAAACCGGGCATCTGGCGTTCCGATAAACTCCGTCCCGCTGTCCGGCGAAAGCCCTCCGACTGCGTGGATGGCCTGCGAGGCCCCGGCCAGCGACAAAACGAGTAGAACAAGATCAATCCTCTTCATAAAACCACACTCCTCCGTTTGCGTTTGTTTCGACAAAAATCCTGACGCGGCTCAGCGCGGCGGTGTATTCAGCGTCTGTCGGTTGTACAGCGGACAAGGCCGCGCTGCTGACGGCCGCATATCCCGGCGCTGCGGCGGCGATGGCCTGATAGACCGCCCCGCTCGCAGCGGACCAGGCCGGATCCAGCTCCGTCTGCACCGCACCGCCAATCGCCGCCCACAACTCATTAGTGGCCGTCCGCCAGTCAGGCAGCGGCAGATACAGACTCGCAATGATCTCCGTTGTATAAAGCGCCGGATAGGTCAGCGGCCCCGTGAAGCTGTAAAACCGTCCATCCGGGGTCCAGCTGACGGTAATGTTCTGCCGGGCGAGCACCTCGTGGTGCTCCATCGCCCCGCCAGATCCGCGAAACGTGCGCACAAACCCCCGGTATTCGCCCGGCGGCAGGTTGGCCCCCGCCGGCGGAACAAAAAACTTAACAACCCCGGCCGCCGTCTGCACAGTACCCGTGCAGACGATGTACGCCTCTGTATATTTCTGCCCGGTACCCATCACCTCCCAGACAACCGTCTGGCCCGCGTTGGTTAAAACAACCGGAGAGGACTTGTTGATCGCCCGGTGAGTGTACTCGATGCTCTCCGCCTGGCCGAACGCCAGGCGCATCGGCTCCTTCGAATTAACATCCCAGGTCTCGCTAAACACCCGGTCAACCGCCTCCGCCCGCATCCAGGCACAAACCAGCAGGATCGCGGCAAGGAACATCTTTAAACACCTCTGCGTCATCGTCTCTCCCTCCTTCGGATTCCGCGCCATGCGGCTACATCCTCCAGTTTTTAAAATCAGACCGGCCTGCCTCTACATCGCCTTCCTCGCCGGAGGCCGACGGCTTCTGCACCTCCGGGACCCCCAGATCGGCATCGCCCTTGCCAACGAGCTTCAGCAGCGCCACCGCCTTATCCCGGCGCTCCCGGATAAAATCCGAGATCGTCGTCTCGTTGCACAGCAGATAGGCGGCGATGTCGCACACGGCGTTCTTCAGCATCGCCGGGATCGTCGCCAAGGGCATGGCATACCGGGAATTCAGCAACACATCGGCCTCAGCCGAGGCATCCTCCAGCGCCGCCCCGATCCGGGCCGCGTCCGGCGCGTCATTCATCCCGTCGTCGTCGCTGTCCACCCCGGCAATCACCAGCAGCCGGGGCTCCGTCAGACGGCCGAGCAGATCCTCTTGAGTCGCATACGTCATTTTCTACCCCCAAAAACCCTGTTTTTGCCCCGGAGGGGCCGGTTCGTTAAGATCAGGCCGTTTGCTGCCGCAAAAACACTGTTTAAATTCGCCCACAATCGTTTAAATGGTCCGCCTTCGGGCGCTTGGCCGGATGCTTCAGCCCGCCTCTCTGCGCCGATTTAAACCGCCTTCTGGTTTTCCAAGGACTGGAACGTCCGGGCGTTCCGGTTTCCAACCCTTGGAAAACCCCCGGTCACGTCATGCCCGACCGGGGATTTTGCGGCATCAACCGGCCCCTAGACCTCCACCTCTTCGACGATCAGCATCGGCTCCGCCTTGAGGGCGGCGACCCGACCGCCCGTCAGGCTCTCGACCAGGACCGTCTTCGGCTCCTTGGTCCAGTGGATCCCGGCGCGGATAAAGCTCTCTTTCCGGCAGGTCACCTTCAGCGCCGCCTTTTTATCGGCCGGAGCCTCCGGTTGTGTGCCTTTTTTTTCCTTAGCCATGATGTTCTCCAGGTTTGACCGGCCCGCCCGATCTGTCAGACCGGGCCGGCCTGGCGGTCAGGTTACGCAGCCCCCGTGCTGCCGTAGATCAGCTGCCAGAAGCCGTAACCGGCATTGCCGCGGGCTTCGATGCTGAACTTGTAAACAGCCTGGTTGAACACGTCGTCGCTGTCCGGGTTGGTCTGGCTGACCAGCGTCGGTTTCTTCCGCTCCTGGAAGATGAACGGCATCAGCGCCTTGGTGCCATCAATCAGGAACCAGGCGGTGGCGCTGGTCAGCTGCGACCACACAACGACTTCGAACATTCCCTTGTAGGGATTCGGCTTGCCGTCTTCAAGGCGGTCGCTGGTCATCAGCACATTGGCGGTTTCGCGCAGGGCGGGCGGAACCGCCAGAACGGTCGGGTTGACGTCGAGCGGACGGCCCTGGTCGTTCTTCTGGCTGGTCATCGCCGTGATGGCGACGCCTAAGCTTCCCTGGGCGAGCGCCAGGGTGGCGCAGCTGAGGGCCTTGGTGCCTTTGTTGCTGGCAACGCCGTCGCCGACCGGGTGGTCGGTGTCGATCATGTACTGGCCGTCGTAGCACTCTTTGGTGAACGCGCCGTTCATCAGATCGGCCACCATTTCATCCGGCCACATGGCCGCGGCCTGGCCTTCGCCGCGAGCCATCGCGACATAGATGCCGGTGTTGTCGTCCTCCAGGTCGTCGCGCTTCACACCGATCGTCGACTCGTAAGGCACGTTCAGGATCGTGTATTTCCCGGCAGACATATTCTTGACCACCTTGTCCCCGAGCCATTTGCGCATCGACGGCCAGCCGTCCTTGATCCAGCTGTAGTCGTTCTGCGAGCCGGTCGACGGGATCCGGGTGGCGAACTTCGCCCACATCGGTTTCGCCTCGCCCAGCGCCTTGTTGAAGGTCGTCAGAATGTTCTTCATCAGACCCGCGAGATTCTCTCTGTTAATAAGCATGTGATTTCCCTTTGTTTCAGGTTTCGAGTTTCCAGTTTCAGCCCTCAGGCCCAAAGCCCAAGGTCTAAAGCCTTTCCTTAAGCAATCGCCCGCAGAACCGTGTAGCAGACCTTCGTCGTGCCATTCGTTCCGTTCGCCGACAGCGTCAGATCAATCTGATCATTGGCTGCATCGTTCACCGCTTTCACCAGCGTTTCGGCGGCACCCTGCGCCACCAGCGTCGCCTGCACCACATCCGTGGCTTCAAGCCCGGCCACCGCAATGCTGTCGGTTGCGGCCGCGCCGCCCGCCCAGGCATGAATACCAGAGGCAATCACCTTGTGCGTGCTTCCGGTCAGGCCGAGCGCTTCATTCAGCTCCGCCGCATTGCGGCTGGCCGGCAGCGACGGCAGCACCCAAACCCCGGCCGCATCCACCCCGATGCAGAGCCCGGCGGAAGAGCGCGCCCCGGCGTTGTTGGTCTTCGATACCGTTTCATCATCCTCGATGAAGACCTCTTTCCCGACGCAGCTCTGATCCACCGCATCCAGCGCGCTGTTGGCCCACTGGAACGCCCGGTCGAATTCAGCCTCGCCGGTCAGCGCGCCATTCGCTCCTGCGGAATTATCCACGGTCTCGCGCCAGCGGCCGATCGCCTTGAGGTTGAGCGCCTCGCTGCCTTCGGCTCCATAGCCGAGGGCGTTAATGACGGCCATCTTGCCGGCCTCGACCTTCGTCGCAGCGGCGATACCGATCGCGATAAGTAGCACGGACCGGGCATTTGTGTTTCGTTCTCCCATGACTTGTTCTCCTTACTTCAAGCTTCAGATTTCAGGTTTCAACTTTCAGGTTTCAGCCTTCGCTTATTTCCCGTACTTCTTGAGATCCTCTTCGCTGTTGCCAAAGACCTCCCCAAGCGCCTTTTCCGCCGCGTTGATCGCGGTGGCCGATCCCGGAGGATCTCCGGCCGGCTGCGCCTGGTCCTTCGTCAGGACCGGCGATGCGTCCATAACGGACCGGAAGTGATTCAGGGCGGCGTCGTCCTTGATCATTTCTTCCCACTTGGCGCGGGCGGCGGGCGTCAGCTTGCCGGCGGTCTGGGCGGTGTTCAGAGCGGCCGCAACCTTTTCCTTAAAACCGGCCTCTTTGAGCGTTTTAAGCTCCGCCTGTGCGGTGTTCAACGCCGTGGTGGCATCGAGCAGCTGCTGCTTGGGTACCATCTCTCCCTGCGCATTCAGGGCCGTCTGTGCTGTCTTCAGCACCTGAACTGCGTTCAGGGCCTGCTCCTGCGTCGCATCCTCGCGCCCGCACAGAGCCATCAGGATTGCTTTCAGCATTCCTTCCTCCTTGTTAGCCCCGGCACCGGCCGGGAGTTGCGTATTCAGAGCCTGCACCTGCAAGTTCTGGTTGTTGGTGAGACCCGCCCCTTTGATCACAAGGATCTCCAGCGTCTCTAAATCGTAATCAAAAACCACCGACGCATACCGGTAGTGCTTGTTGTTGATGGCGTTAAGGCCCAGATCGGTCAGCTCGTTGACGCCGGATATGCCGCCGTCCTCGCTCACCCCGAACGACTGGAACCAGCCGAACGCAGGGGCGTCCGGGGAATAAAACATCTTGTGGCCTTCATCCAGCGGCGCGTGGAACTTTTCCAGCCCGGCATTCGATGCCGCAACAACGGCCTCCGGGCTGCTCAGCTTCCAGTATCGGCCGTCGCGACCGGGCACCGTCCCGTCCTCCAGCGGCTTCGGAATCAAATGGATCGTCCGCGTTGCGCCGTCGCCGGCCGCATTCAGCGCCATCACGCACATCGCGCTCTGAATCTTCTGTTTCTTCGGCATTGTCCCTCCTGTTCGACGTGCATGAATCTATCTGCACAGAACAGGACGAAGCACCCTGAACAGGTTCAGAAGGTTGACTTTAGGCGGGTGAGGGCATAGGCTTTTCATCAACTGAGGCGCGCGACACGGTGCAATTCTGCCTGCCGTAGGACGCTCGAAAGAGCGGATCGCCTTGCGGGGTTTCTGGCAGGCCCCGCCGCGCCTCACAATTTTTCGTCTCGAATCCGCTCATACTTTTTCACCGCACTGCGGTAATCACGCTCCTTGGTGATCTCTTGCACATGCACCAGATAATTTTCTCGGCCATCCTGCGTCGTCTTCACGGCGGCCCGAAACCGGCGGCCGTCTTTCAAAAAAAACACAATCCGCTCGTTGCTCTGCCTGTAGATCTCGCCCCTGGCGATCAGGGCGGGCAACAGGCAGTAATCCAAATCGCTCAAATCCGGGTGCTTTGTGTCCAGCTCCTGCTTCTTCATCGTTTCCGCGGACAGGTAGACCGTCCTCTGCTGCGCGCCCATCAGCTTCCGCGTCGCATCATCCATGACAGCGACCGGAATGTTGCCCTTCGGCTCTTTGCGCCAGCGGCCGAAAACCTCCGGCTGCATCCACGCCCGGTGAACCGCGTCGGCCGCCGTCGGTGAACCGCTGTTTAACTGCTCTTTAAACCGGCCGAGCTGCTGCTCTTCCCGCGCCCGACCCGGATTAAAATTAAACCCAGGCGTAATGCCGTTCGGGATCTGCTCGCTTTCGCCGGTCCGCGGGTTGGTCCACTCCTGCAGCTCATCCGCAGGCGCTTCATCCGGTCCGCCGGTCGAATCAACCTGCTCTTTCGTCAGCTGCTGCACCCAGCACTTGCAGCCCCAGCCATTCGGCGGCATGTGGGTTTCCCACCACGGGTCGTCAACCAAAAGCTCCAGCCCGTCCCAGGCGACGTGCTCCGGGCGGTGCTTCTCCGCCGGGCCCAGCGAATAGCGCAGATAGGGCAGCAGCTTCTTGGTCCGCTGAATCCGCTCCCACTTTCCGGCAGATCGCGCTGAGCGCATGTTCGTCTCATAAATCACCTTCAGCCGGCGCGGCGATCCAAGCTGCGCATCCTTCAGCTCGCCGGTCTTCGGATCCGGAAGGGCCTTCTTTCCCCACCAACCGAGCTTTTCAAGCTCCGGCTGCAAATCCTTTTTGAATTCCTGAAAGGTGCGGCCCTCCGCCAGCGCCTGATCCAGCGCGCCGCGCAGGGTTTCCATCACATCAACCGTCATCGCCTTTGCGGCCGTGAAGGCGAACGCGTGTTCCGACTCCCAGACATCCTGAAAATCAAACCCGACCTTCCAACCCTTGGCCCGGAAAAAATCGATTGCCTCCTTCGGCGGCGGCCCGGCGCTGTATTTCTTTGGCATTCCAAGCTTCCAGTTTCAAGTTTCAGCTTTTGTCCGCATCTCCGGCGCCCCGCGCCTTAAACATCGCGGTCGCCAGGCTTCTCGTCAGACCGGTCAGATCGGCCGCGTTGACGATCTCCGGCAGCCGGCGGTTGAACTCTTCGGCGGTTTCGCACTCATCAGCCAGCCGCTGCAGGGATTCGAGCATCGGCGTCATCGCCGGTTCCCATCCGTCCAGGGCTATCCGCTCCAGCTCATCCACAATATCGTCCGGATCGCCGGCCGCATTCAGCGCCGTCTTTTTTGAAATCTGAAATCTGCCCTTTGAAATCCGCGCATTCTGCGCGGCGGCCGGAGCCGGCGAACCCGGAGAAGAGGCGTTCGGAGACACCAACACCTCGACCCCTTCATCCGGATCCGCCAGCCCCAGCTTATCCCTCATTTCAGATTGGCTCACCCGAAGCCCGCGATCCACAAGCTGCACCACGCTCTCAGACAGCACCTTCACATCTTCCGGGTCGTTAATAATCCACTTAACGGCCGGGTATTGTTTCTGCGGGCCGTGATTCAAATCAATGTACGGCCGCACCAGATAGCGGTTACAGGTCGCCGCCAGCTTCCTGGCGTCCTTCCTGAGGATGTCGCGGCGCACTTCCTCCTGTCCGGACTGGTTGCCCAGGCTGCCCGCCGTCCCCTCGGCGCTGGCCGTCTGGCCAAGCACCGCCTTGCTCATTTGCTTGTCCAGCCACTCCGCCGTCCCTTTATAGAGCAGGAGGCCGCCGCTTTGGTTGCCCGGCTGCACAAACTCAATCTTCATGCTGTCCGGAATGATAGCGGCCGCATCCGCTCCAATATTGATAACCGCGCGCTTCAGGATGGCCTTATCCTGCTGCGTGGCGTTCGGGCCGTAGCGCCCGATGCGCGCGGCCATGCCGTAAATCTCGATAAAGCGCATCCAGTCCTTGATCGCGTAGTTCTTGCACATGAACGCAACCGCCGCCAGGCGCGCCAGCCCGCTCGAAACAGGGAACCCCGTCCGCAGGCGAGGGTAGTGGATGATCCACTTGTACGGCGCAAGCGGGAGGCCTTCTTTGACCTCCTTGTCTTTGTAGCGCAGCTCGAGTGTTTGCTTGTCAAACTGGAACCAGCGCTGATCCACAAAGCGGTAGTCGCGCGGCATCCATTGCCGCTCGCTGGTGTCCCACAGAATCTCGCTGACGGAAAACCCCTTGTGCAGCGCATCGAGCGCGTCGTCCGTCAGATTGTCAAACTCGGGCCGGCGCAGCAGCTCGCGGATTTCGTCAGCCATGTCGATATCGGCCTGGTCGTCGCTGGCAGCTTCAACCACCGGCTCCAGGCCGGACAGCGCGTTTTTCCGCGTGCCGATCACCGACGCATAGTGCGGCTCGCGCTCCTCGATCTCATCAGCCAGCGTAATGAAGTTCGTGGTTTCCCCTTCGCGCAGCTCCGCCAGAATCGCGGCCAGCTTGCTCGGGGTCAGGCTGGTTGCCTGACTGTCGTGCCAGACATCGCGCACGCCGCTCACCGGGCTGGCGATCTCCTGCTCAAGGGTCTTCATCTCGATCGGTCGGCCAAGGTGGTCAAAAAGGGTGGTGCTCATAGCAATCAGTTCCCGGTTTCACGTTTCAAGTTTCCAGTTTCAGGTTTCAGTTTTCAGCCTTCAGGTTTCACAGCGCGAACCCCTCGCGCGGATCGTCATCATCGGAAAAATCCGCCTGCATCTGAAATCCGCGGCTGCGCCGCTCCTGCGCCGCCTCATAGGCATAAACAACGCATTCGTTGATCGCCGCCAGCAGCGCCAGAAAAACGGCCCAGGCCTCGTCAGCGTGCCCCGCCGCGTCGCTGGTGGCCATAAAGCGCGGCTGGTTGTTCGGCCCCGGCACGCTCTGCAGCTTGTGCAGTGAGTCGCGCAACGCCGGATCCACAGGGATCCGCAGCTTCCGGTCCTGGAACGCCTGTTTGCCGGTGTTTGCCATCAGCAGGTGACTGCCGGTGTTGAAAATCACGCCCTCGATGCGCGATTCCCCGTAGAGCTGCTTCGCATCTTCCACCGGCTTCTCACCCATCCCGGTCTGGTCCATGCATCCCCGTACAATCCGGTACTGCCGGAACACCCGCGCCATCTCGGCATCGTGCTCCGCAAATTTTTTCTTCTTCAGCCGGACCAGTTCGCGGCACCACAACACGTCGCCGACTTCCTCCAATACCGGCAGAACCCAAAGGTCATGGCGCAGGCCGATGTCGTTGCCAAAATAACACGGTCCGCCTTTGTAGAGTTCCGGCTTGCCGGCGTCCGGGTGCTCGCAGGAGGCGATCAGCTCATAAGTCAGCCAGGCGGTCGCGCCGTCAACCGGCTCGCACATGTACTCCTGCATCCACGTCGCGTCATCACCGCAGGCATCTCGCTCTTCATCCAGCCACGCCAGGCGTTCGGCGGCCGTCAGCGCGCGGCCGAGAATCTTATCGGCCAGCCCCTGGGCAACCGCATCCTCAATCGTGGTGGTGTGCAGGCTCCACGCATTCGCCTTCGTACGGGCAGGCCCTGTGTCCGCCCCTCCCGCGCCACTCGCCACCTGCCACTTGCCCTCTACCAGCTCCTTGCCTTTCTTCGCATCGGCCACCATCCGGGCATAGCGGTTGCCCTTGCCGTTGTACGTGGAGATCACGCGGACCGGGAAGCCCCACGTCACAATCGGCTTGGCCGCCTTCCACATCGCATCCTGCTGCTCATGGAACGCAAATTCATCCAGCACCAGCTTTCCGCCCTTGGACCGGAACGCCTTCGGGTTGCTGGTTAAAGCCACAATGCGCTTGCCCGTTGAGAACTTGACCGACAGCGCCTTGATATCGTTTTTGCTGTCGATCACCACTTCGCCAAGGAAGTCCGCGGCCGCTCCGACCAGCTCCGACCAGAACTGGACATAAAGGATGTATTCCGTTGCCGCCGACGCATCGGCCGAGCTGAAGAAGACATCCATCGGCTTGTCGTCTTTGCTGGCATCGAACACATCTTCCAGTGCCTGGACAAACGACATCCCGCCGCGCCGGGTCTTTTCCCATATCTTGAAGCGGCTGTCGTCTTCGAGCCACCGAGCCTGATAGGGCATCAGGTAGTTCGACAGATCGATCGTTGTGTCAAAGCGGCTCATTTCCCGATACCGAGAATCTCGCGTTTAATTGTGGCGATCGCGTCCGCGCTCAGCCCGGCCTTCTTCGTGGTTTTTTCAACCGACTCCGCAACAGCCTTCGCCTTCGTCCGCACTTCAGTCATCCACTTCTTCTGGTTTACACCGGCGCGGCTCAGCCTCGAAATCGCCAGCGATAGGTCTCCCGGCTCCATTGATTGGAGTCGGTCCCAGTCGTAGCTTGGTAACGCATCCAGCAGTTGTGCCTGCATTGAGCGCAGGGCCGCATCGCCGATCGCGTTGGCGTCGTCCCCGATCTCGGCGGTCAGGATCTGCGCCATATCGGTGATGCGTTTGATGTTCTCGCAATGGTCCTTAAATTCCTTGCCGAACCGCCCCAGGGCGCTTCGCGAGATCTCCAGCCCGCGATCGGCCAGTGCGGCCGTCAGGCCATCATAATCCGCAAAGTTCCGCTCGAGCAGTTGTTTTTCCAGCCATTCGCGGTCGTCTTTCGGCAGCGTCTTGACGGTCGAGGGTGCAGGCATTCTTTTTTCTCCCTGTGTCAGCGCACGGCGGGCGCGGTTTTTCAGGTTTCAAGCTTCAGATTTCAAGTTTCAGATCAGCCCGGCCTCATCCAGCACATCCACGCCGGGTGCTGTGATGAGATAAACGTCAACGGATTGGCTGTGTGCCTTTTTCTCGCGGATGATCAGCGCGTGCGCCTCCAGATAACGCATCTGTTTGGCCAACTCATCCTCTTCCAGGGTTTGGAAGCCGGCCAGCTTAACGCCGACATGGATCGGGCCGATCCGCAGCCCGGTCGGCCGCGCCGCGTTCAGCTGCATCAGGATTGCGGTCCTCAATAACTCTTTACTCTCTTCATTCAGCGGCATGGTGTCTCCTCTTTTATGATTGCCACTGGCCACTAGCCACTGGCCACTAAAGCTCATCGTCTCAGCAGCGTATCGATCTTTAAATCCATCTGGATTTGGCGCTGGTTCATCATCTCAATCTGCTTTTCCTGCCCGGCTCCCTGCTCTCCCAGTTCGCGCATGCCGGAATCCATATCGCGCCGGAGCTGCTCAATCAGGTTATAGAGCCGGGCGCGGCTCTCGCTGCTTTCCTTGTCGCGCCGGACGTTGTCGCCGTCGTTTTTGTTCCGATAGGCCGCGCAGTCGGAAATCGCCCGGAACTCCATCTCAACCGGCGGCGACCTCCGGAAGCTCTGGAAAATCTTTATTCCCAGCAGCAGTGCGCCCAGGCACCACACCACAATTTGAATAAACGCCCCGAGCGCCTGTGAATTTTCAAGATTCATCCGATCAACCCTTCATCCGTTTAAATTTTTCAAAACTCCGTCCGGCAACATAAAGGCCCAGCAACGAGAAATAGCCCATCAGCATCGTGCCGTTAAAAAAACGTTCATGGCCGAGCATGTGCCAAACCTGATCCCCCGCCAGCATCAGGGTCATGGTGTACGCTGCGGCCGGCCGCACCCGCTTCGTAAACAGATCGTCCTCCTGCGTCTGGGCCTCGTGGATCCGGGCCAGCGCCATCTGCGCGTCCGCTTCCGCTTTGGCCTCCGCCGCAAAGCGCTTCTGCGTTTCCGCCTGGATCTGAAATTGAAGTTTTTCAATTTCGAGAGCCGCCCGCTCGTTAGCCAGCTCGGCCAGCACTTGCGTGTTGGACAGGTTGGCTTTCTCCTCGGCGGTAAACCGTTCGTCATCGATCAGCTTGGTGACCGGCTCGAATGCCCGCGAAAACAGGCCGATGATTGCGGTAATGGCGGCAGAGCTCATCAGGCGGGCTCCTTTCTGCACAGCTCAGGGTGCGAGCGGAAGTAATCATGGGCCGATCTCATCATCCCCGGAATCAGCCGGCGATTTTGTTTAATCCGTTTGTCCAAGAGTTCTTTCTCGGTCGGCGGACGCCTTTTTATTCTACGGCGGAAAAACATGGTGTCTCCTCGCCGGGTTCAGCCGCATGGCGGCTTCCCCCGAGTTTCAGGTTTCAAGTTTCAGGATTTAGCCCGGAACGCCCGCACCAACTCGATCACCGCAACGGTTTCGGTTGCCAAAGAAACCACCGTCCGGAAGAGCTGCTCAACGCGGGCCTCGGCTTCTTTATCGGCCAATTCAAATTTCTCGGCAAAATGCGCCACAATCGCTTCACGCTCTTCGGCGGAAAGGTCTTTGAGTTCGGCGGGGAGCTGTGGTGCGCCTTTAATCAGGCTGATCACCGAGGGAATGTGTTTCACCAGCGCGAGCGACTCGCCCAAATCCAGCTTGCGGTCTTCGAGCGCCTTGCCGATATCTGCGCCGATTTCGATCACGGTTTCCAGCGTCAGAATCGTCGAATCAATGCCAACCTGCTTTGTAACTTCCTCTGTCATGGTGTCCTCCGGGTTTTGTTTCTCTCAAGAACGGACGGCTCTCCGAGCCGTCCCCTTTTAAGAGCCACCATCTAAACACCAGACGCAAAGCCTCTGCGCCCTGAACCGGTTCAGAAACAAAAAGCCCCCGGAGGTTTCCCTCCGGAGGCCGTCGATTTCATCGCGCCACGAAGCGCAGCGCAGTCAGCGGGGACTCCCCCGCGGAAACCGCGTTTTTATTTCAGAGCGGATACGCTCGCAGATCGCCGGATCGGTTGCAAGATAAAGCGCCCGGCGCAGAGTGGAGTATGTTTCTTGCTCGATAGTGCCGAACACGCCTGCTGCGACCAAACGCGCCGCGCCGTCATGAGCTTCTTCCCGCCGCACCGACTCCCGGAACGCCTTGCGCGCTTTAGCCTCAATCATCGTCCGGAACGTCCCTGCGCCGGCATGTTCGAGCAGAATTTCACACTCCTCAAGGGAGAGCGGATTCCCGTTGCGCTCGCGACACCGGATCGAGCTGCGGGCGTCATCCACGCTGGTTCTTGCCAGATCCAGCAACTGTTCCTTTTTCGTCCTCTTCATGGAGTCTCCTTTATAACTTCAACCGATTCACAAACCTTGCACAGGTGATTCATCGCGGCCTTTCCGCTGGGCCAGTCCGGCATATACGTGGTGACCGTTCCCTTAAAAATCGGATTCTTCGCCACCCAGCGCTTGCCGCAAGCTTTCTCCATCTTCCGGATGACCGCCGAAGAATACACCGGCCGGACGGACTTCCTTAGGAATCGTTGCTCCGGATGGGAATCCTGCGCGGATATCCATTCCCCGGAAAACCGGCCGTCAACATACGTCATCACGCGGCAGGAAAGCGTTTTATAGCACTCCACCTGCAGAACAACTCTTCTCCCATCGCACAACAGGGCAACGCGCCCGTACGGATGGCTCAACTTCACAATGCAATCTGCTTTCTCTTCTTTCGTCATGGTTTTTCCCCTCACGAAGCGCAGTGCAGTAATCGATCATTCGGCTGCCCGGTCGCACAGCTTGCGCCACTCGCGGGCGCATTCTCTCGGATCGTCAAACTCCCGCCAGATTACCCAGCGATCCGGCCCGCCGATTAAACGGCGCTTAATCGCATACTCCGAAAAGCGGTAAACGTGGCCAGCCACCTTGCGATCCGTCCAGAAATCGTATTTATCTTTCCAGTTCATGCGTGCACCTGTTTGTGCCAGACGCGCTGCTCTCTCAGGGCGCGTTTCAACATTTTGCGTCCCTGCGAATAAATCCGCGAGTTCGCCTGTTTGAATTCCTCAGCGGTCGCCCGCACAGTCAAAAGATATCCCTCGCATGTGCTGATAATCTCGCCGTGGCTGGCCTCGGCAATCTGGCGGCACTGCCGGTCGCTCCACCCAAAGCGCTGCTCGAACGCTTCGGCATGGATCACGCGCTGCTCGCGCAACAGCGCCGTCATCTCCGCCACGCGGGTTCCAAGGCTGTTGCCTGACTCCTGAGGCCTGTCTTCCGACACCTGCCGCTTAAACCCCCAGGCAAGCAGATCTCCGGTTTCATGTTTCAAGTTTCCAGTTTCAGGTTTCATTTCACCTTCCTCCCCCGTTCGCGCATCAGTTCGTTATATCGGATCTTCGCCCGGCGGGTTGTCTCCCGCGAAATCATGATGTAGATCGCGCGCCAGGTGACATTAAACAGCGCCGCCAGCTTCTCAACCGGCTCGCCGGCTTTGTGCCGCGTATACACCTCAATCTGGCGCTGTACGGCTTTATACTGGTGCGCCCTCGGCATGATGATCGTGTCTCCGCCATACACGCCGGACAGGCGCTGTGCCGCATCCAGGCCGATTGTCCGGGAAAGCCGATGGTTCTTCGTCAGCTTCTCCGGGATGTACAAGTTCAGCCCGCCCCAGCCATCAACCAGCTTCAGCGCCAGATCGAGACCAATCAGCCGCTCAATCTCCTGCAACACCGGAGGAAGATCATCGTGCCCGGCCACCGCCGCCTGAGGCTTCCGCACCTCCACCTGATCCATAAATCCGAACTCAGCCATGCGCCGCCTCCGTTCTTCGGCCGCCGTGTTTCTGCTGGCGCTTCATCAGCGCGGCGATCAGCCCGCGCAGCTCGTTCGGCGTCAACTGTTCTGTCCGTTTTTGTCCGTACATCCGGGCCGCCATGCCGTCGGCATACTCCCAGCTCAGACTCATGTCGGTCAGCAAGGCGTAAACCTTGCGCAGCTGGCCTTCGCACGGATGCCCCTCCATCCGGCGTACGGGCGACATGCATGTCGCCCTCTTTCCCGCCGGCGCTTTTGGCTTCCCGCCATGCTCCATGCTCTCTGCTCTCTGCCCATCCTCAATCGCCCGGTGCAGCCGGTTCATCAGCTTCAGCCCCAGCTCTGCCGGACAGTCGCGCAGACTCTCAATGCCAACAGCCCGTTGTTGCTCCTGCCGCCAGTCATTCAGCGGCAGAGAGCTGCCGGAAAGGTCATAGGCCTTCCCAATCAACCCGAAAATCTTCCGCCTCATCTCATCATCGATTGCTTTCATGGTGTCTCCCTCCGGCCCAAGGCCTAAAGCCTTTTCTCCCCCTCCAGCTTCGGCTCAACCCAGAAGCTCTCCGACTGATCAACCCGGCAACCGACCGCGGCCAGCTCCGCATCATTCAACCGGGCCTTCATGGCATCCTTATCGGCTGCCTCTTTCGTCACAATAAACTCGGTCAGAGACATGCTCTTGAGCGCGTTAATGACCTCTTCCCAGCTCCACTTCTTATTCAGCAGCGCCAGCGTCGGATTCCCTGACCGGAAACCGAACAGCGCCAGTGAGGTTTCTCCTGATTTTTTACCAGGCGGGAACAGCTCGGCGCGGTGCGACAGCGCATACTTTTCCGCCTGAGCCACCAACCCCTTGATCTTTTTCTTAACGTCTAAACAGTCGTTGTTATAGGCCTCCTGAATCGCCTGCAGCTCTGCATCGCGATCCGCCTCCAGTTTCCGCAGATCAACACTCATCGAGGCCACATCATCCAGCGCCTGGTCAAACTCGCCGCGGGTTTCAAACCCGGAACTCTTCACCCTCTTCGTTGCCATATTCTTCCTCACTTCTGTTTCTATTCATCAACCCGTATCCCGCCAACAACCGCCAGCTGCTCGTCGTGCGTTTCGCCGTATGCAATCCGCTTGCACTGCGCGACAATGCACGCGCAGTGGAACGTCTTCCCCTCCGATCGAACAATCGTTCCGTCCCCGAAGTGAATGTCCCAGGTCATGACGGCACCACCTCTCCGCCAACCAGCCGCTCGGCCGCCTGCCAAAGCCGCAGCGCGGCCATTTGTGCGGCGGAGTGGCTCTCCTGCGTCAGATCCGGACTGAACGTGATCTCGGTGTCGATCTGCCACGAGCCGTCATCCTGAATAACATCGGTGATGGTGATGGTCGCCTTAGCCATCGGACACCTCAAATTCCTCCTTGGCCGGGGCTGGCGGAAGCGGCTGCCAGTGCGTCGGTTTGAGTGTTTTGATTCTGCGGTTCTCACAAATCCACAGCGCGCCCAGCTTCGAGTAGCAGGCCAGCTGGTGGCCGTGCGTTTCATCCCAGACCAGCACGGTGTATGTCCCGCCAGGCTGTTTCTCTTTTGCGTCTCTCCAGGCCATTTCAATCCCTTTCAAATTTCAGGTTTCAAGTTTCAGGTTTCGCCTCACTCGTTCGTCAGCTTCCGCCAGGCGCGGGCGATCAGGTCGCGGTTCAGTTCCTTCCCGGATCCAGCGGCGGCCATGCACGCCAGCTGCAGCGTCTTCACAACGCCGCGCAGGCCGCCAGGCAGCACGCCGATCTTGCGCAGGTACTCCAGCGCCTGCGGGTCGGTAACACCCATTGCGGCCGCAACCGGATCAACATCGTCCGCCAGCGTCAGATCAATATGTGTGCGCTGGGCGATCCGGCTGAAAATCTGCGCAAACTTCGGCCCGCGAAAGCCGCCCGTCATCTGCGTGTAAAGGGGTTCGTTTCCGCTCCAGACCATCCCGACGCCGGCCTGCTCCTGGATCTGCCTCAGCAGATCGAGCGCGCCGAGCGTCAGCTGCTGCGCTTCGTCGATAATGACGACGCCGCCACTGGCCGACAGCTTCTTCATGATCGCCTTCTGGATGGCGTAGTTTCCTGCGCCCGGATCACGGATGCCCATCTTGTCGCACAGCAGCAGCATCATGCCGCGCGCGCTGGCTGTCGCTTTGGTCGGGGTGAACATCCAGACATTGGAACGCTGCGTCTGGTAGTGCAGGCAGGTCTTGGTCTTTCCGGCACCGGCCGCACCGTAAACGACAACCAGGCTCTTCAGCCGGTGCGCCATCTCGATCGCGTTCCAGACCCGCACGGCGGTCGGCGTTTCAACCCACTCCGGATCCGGCGGGAGCTCTGCGGCGTATTCCTCTCCGGCGTTGTAGGTGTCGAGCCAGCGCTCGATCTTGTGCTCAAGTTCCGTATTGCTTCCGGGGTACTTTCCCTTCAGCCACTGGCTCAGCGCCGTCGCGCTGATCCCGATCTTCGCGGCCATTTCATTCTGACTCAGATCAATCGCGCTGTTGTTCAGCATCGCATCAATCTGCTCTCTCAGGTGCGCGCGTCCGTCTGCTTTCGTTCCCATGGTGATGGTGTCTCCCATTGGTTAGGTTTTGGTGTCTGTTCCGGGCGTCTGCCCGGCGCTAAAAAAAGAATTGCCCGGCCCCAAAGCACAGGATCAGGAAGGCCAGCGCCAGCGCCACTGATGCCGCCGCGATCGCACGGAACCGCCACAGCGCAAGCTCCGCGTGCAGGTCGCTATTCAGCGTGCTCATGTCGTTGATCGTTTTTTCGCTCATGGTGCCTCCTATTTGTAGAACAGTTCCGCCGGATCCGGCTCGATGTCGCGCCGAAGCATGACACCGGCCGTCCGGCGCATTCCTGCCGCGACCAGTACATCGAACTCATCATCCCGTTGCGCGGGGTCGCTTTTCGGTCTCTGGATTGCTGCTGAAATTCTGTTTGTGCTGCCCGGCTCCTTGTCTTTTGCCGGCGCTGCGGAGCGCAGTGCAGCAAGCCGCTGCTCGCCGCCATCAACCCGCACAATCGTGGTGCCTTCGTTTTCGGCCGTGATGTTCGGGATAACCGCCTCCAGCGCATCCATCTTGCGGACGGCCTTGAGCTGATCCTTGGTTGCCCGTTTAAACTGGTTCTTGGCGCGGGCGTGTTCGCGCGCCGCCTCGGTGTCGCCAAAGCCGGTGGCCGCCACACATCCGGCGCGGCAGATGAAGCGGCCGTCGAGCGTATAAACATGCAGGCCGCTGTGCATCCGCTCCGGGTCAAACCTGACCGCCACTTTGGTTCCGCTGTGCTCTGTGAGCGCTTCGGCGTAGTAGCGGTTCCCGTTGTAGGCGATGTGGCTTCCGTTTTTGTAAACGGTGGCCGTGTCGGCCTGCATCAGCAGATAAGCCAGCGTCTCTTCGCCTGGGCGGCGAATGTCGGCCCTGCGGGCTTCGTAGCTCGCTGCAAACACCTGATCAAACGACCGGCCGGAGCAAACCTTCGAACGGCGGCCTTCGCGGGCATTGTGCAGCTTAACCTGCTCTTCCAGTACTGCCATAAAAACCGCCAGCGGGACGGCCTTGCTGCCGTAGTTTTCCGGCTTGGCCATCGGATTGTTTCCGGTGTAGGCCCCGGCAAGCGCAGGGTGCTTTGCCACCCGCTCGCAGGCGAGATCGCGAAATGCCCGCTCGATCGGCTTCGCCTGGCCGTGATAGGGTGTGCACCAGTGCGTCTGGACGCCCATCTGCGTGAGAATCCCCATCGGTTCATCCTCTTTAACCTTGAACCGGTACCGGGTCGGAGCGCCCCCGGTCAGCCACTTGCTCGCAAAGCCGCGGCCGTTGTCTAAATAAGCATGGTCCGGGATGCCATATTCCCGGACCAGTTTCCCGAACGCCCAGCGGATCGTGTCGGTGTTTTCTGTCTTCGTGACTTCGTAGGAGAGAATCTTCCCGCTGTAAATGCACTGCCACGCGGCCATCATCGGCCGCCCGATCTCTCCATCGGGCCACTGCACAAACACGTCGAACTTGTGGCCGTCCGCGTTCACCGCCTCCAGCGCGCCGTACCAGCTCCGGTCTCGCTCCTGGTGCGGATACATCCGCTCCAGCGCCTCAACGCCCTCGCGGGCCAGTACACGCACCGTCGCAGGCAGCTCGTTGATCCGGCGCATGACGGTCTTTTCAGAGGGAAGGTCAAACCGCCGGGCGGCCCGATCGTACACAGCAGACAGCGCCGGGGCTTCCGGCCTCAAATAATCCGCCAGAATGTATTCCCAGGCATCCTCGGCAATCTGGACGCTCTTCTGTTTGCCGGAATAATTGTCCGTCAAAATCATGTGCCACGCGTCGCGCGGCCACAGTGAAACCTTCCCAAACCAGTTCCAGAGCGACGCTTCCGTAACCTTCTGCTGCTCCGCGACGGCCTTCACCGCATCGCTCTTCGTCAGCCCGTCCGCCTGCAGTTTTTCGACCGCAAACAATGCCTTCGAGCGCCGCTGCCCCTTTTTCTTCTGCCTGTCCGTCTTTTTCGACCAGGAGGCCTCCAGCTGCTCAACGTCCGTGTCGGTCCGACGCCGTCCGTGTTTGTCCGTTTCTCTCCGTTTTTCAAAAGGATTCCCCGTTTTGTCCTGACGGGCGGTTAGGGATCCGCTCGGTTCTTGTGTATGGCTGGCAGACGGCTCTTGTATACGGATTCCGTCCGCAGGCAGGGTTTGTTTCAAATTCCTCTTCGCCCATTCAATCTGTAGATCCTTCGGCAGGCTATCCACCAAAACAACGCGCCGCTTCCCGGTTTTTCCCTTATCCCAAAAAACATTCAGCTGCGTATTGTTCCACAGGTTTCCTTTGCTTGATTCCTTAAAAAGCCGACTTGCTGACGGTCGCGCAAGCCCCGTTAATTCTGCGAACTCGCTCGCTGTTAGTGCGTACACGTGATCTCCTTAAAAACAGTTAAGATCCAGGGCGCGATTGATTAACCACTTGGTTGGGTTGCGACCAGGTCGGTTAATGGCCATATTCGTAGAGTTGCGCGATCGACCGATGCTGAGTGCCAAATTACTGTCCGTCATCCGGAGAAGGATCAGCTTCTGCTTAACCATCACCCGGAACTCTTCTTGCGTGCATTTCATTTTCATGGCATCTTCCCGTTTCATTTATGGGACTATTGTTTCAACGCGACTGTTGTAATCCCATAAACGGGAGGTATGCAAATGAAAAATGAAAAAATCCCGTTTTCGGGACGAATAGAGCGCCTGGTCAGTGTTTTTGGTAGAAAAAAAGACCTTGAAGATCGGCTTAGAGACTTGGGCTTGTCGCGCTCAACGCTTAATCGACTTGAACAGGGGAAACAGGAAATAAAAGCCGATCACCTTGAAAAAATAGCCTTACTGGAAAAGGAGTGCGGCCTTTCTGCAACATCACTGGACACAACAATCGCGTCGTTATTAAACGCTCGGCTGTTAACTCTGGTCGCCAAGCACAAGACGTGGGAGGCGGCCTCTGATTTCATTGGAATGTCAGCCAGAGATTGTCAAAAGCTCTTAAAAAAGAAGACACTTCCCCCATCAAGCGTCGTTCAGAAAATCGCCAACGAAACAGAAAGCCTTTGGTCGAATGAAGAGCAAATCGACCAAACTATGTGCCTGTTGAACGATATCGGCGAGCATATGGAAAAAACAGGCCGGCTGTTGGCTGACGTCAGGGTCGCCATTGCGATGATTCCGCGAGTTAAATACGATCCTCTAAAAATCCTGTTGGAAGAGCGCGAAAAAGAATTACCTGCGTCAGGTGAAGAGGAAAAATGAAAAAAAACACCCTCTGTAAACAGTGCAAGCGGCAGATACCTGTTTCTTCGTGGCGATGTCCGCACTGCGAAAAAAAACTGCCAACCATCGGGAAAAAAGAGGCAATCATCCTTGCGTGTGTTTCGGTTTTTGTTTTTGCTGGAGTTGTCGTCGATATCCAAGAATCATCATCAGCAACCATTGAATATAAATTGGCAACAATTAATGCCGAAAAAATCGTTGCAAAGGATGATCCTGCAGTAATCAGGTTTAGGTTTTTGCTGGACGCTCTCTCTAAGAAAACCGGAGACACCCCGGAAGAAATAGCCGATATGAGCGTTTCCACCCAGAAACGTTTGAGAGAGCAATACGGAAGAGACATCTCTGTGCTTGATCTTATGGAGAGTGCATGCACGGCGCTTTCCGGCCACGATGCTTCCGTAAGTTATGAGCAACTCATGACCTCATTGATGGTATTAATGTCCAGTGAATAGCGGCAAAAACGAGGTTGGAGTGTTACACTGCATGCGTTTTTCAAAAAGCCATCATATTTCCACAACTCATTCAAAGTAAACGGTTAGCGCTTAAGTGTAACACGACTGTCTCATGTTACACTTAAAGTTACACTTGCCAGACTTGGACGCGCCGCAAAACGCCAGTGCAGTAAGCGCCAAAACGGCCATTTCAGGCCCGATTAAACAGGGTTTAAATGATGTTGGACGATCGGGTTGGCTCCAACGGCCTATGTGGGGGAAACCCGGCAAAAACCAGTGTCACTCTAAATTCTAAACAGAAAACTAATCATGCCCGCCGATGTTGAGAAAAAGCCCGAAAACAAAGGCCGATCCCGCCACTTCCCGGTTGGTTCCGCCACATCCCAGTCACTCAAATAACAACGGTCCGCTCACACCAGGGTTTGGAAAAACCGGTCAGGTGACGTTGCCCGCGAGAGGTTTTGATTTTCTGTAGAGGTTGAAATGCTCTTCCATATTGTGCGCGATATCTTTCTTGTGGCCCCTTTTCGCTAACGGAATCGCCTTCCGGACGGTATCCATCGCGGCTTTAAAGTCGCCGGTTTCCGCCTGTGCTGCGGCCAGAATCATTTGGGTTTCCGGATCGTCGGCCCCCAGATGAATGGCCCGGTAAATATATTCAAGAGCCTTGCGTCCGTTGCGCGCCTGCGTAATGCTGCTGGTCGCAAGGGTCCATGCGCGCGATTTCAATACGTCCGGCGAGTTCATGTCGGCGCTGGCGTCGGCCGCCCCGTCGGCAACTTCAGAAACGGATTTGTCCACCTTGATGCCGGCGGCGTCGAATTTCTGCTGTAATGACTGTTTATCGACTGCTTTCACGTAGGCTTCGCGCGGTTCGATAATGCCGTCCTGTACCAGCTGGAACAGGGTGTCTGTAAACGAACGCATGCCCAGATTGTAGCCGGTCTGAATGGCTGTTGGAAGCTGGTGGGTTTTCTGTTCGCGGATGTTGGAGCGTACGGCGGGGGTCGCCAGCAGAATTTCCGCGGCGGCAACCCGTCCTCCGCCTATTTTCTTGCAGAGCGTTTGGGCGATGATGCCGCAGAGAGTGTTTGCCAGCAGGTTGCGGATCTGGTTCTGCCGGTCGCCGGGGTATTTGTCGATGATGCGGTCGGCGGCGGAGGTGGCGGTGTTGGTGTGAAGGGTGCCGAAGACCAGATGGCCTGTTTCGGCTGTTTCCAGTGCGATTTCGGTGGTTTCGAGGTCGCGCAGCTCCCCGACCAGTACGATGTCGGGGTCTTCACGCAGGGCGGCGCGAAGGGCGCCGGCGAAACTGCGGGTGTGGCGGTGGACTTCGCGCTGGTTGATCAGGCAGTTTTTGGGCTGGTGGATGAACTCAATCGGGTCTTCGATGGTGATGATGTGCTCTTTGCGGGTGCGGTTGATCAGGTCGATCATGGCCGCCAGCGTGGTGCTTTTTCCGCTGCCGGTCGGGCCGGTCACAAGAACCAGACCTTTGGAGAGCATGCACAGTTCCTGCAATACGGCGGAATGCCCCATCTGCAGGTCGTCGAGTGACGGCACCTGATCCGGAACATAACGGAAAACGCCGCCCATACCGTTCATATCGCGGAAGGCATTGACGCGGAACCGTCCGGCGCCCGGCAGGGTGTAGCCAAAGTCTGTGTCCCAGAGGGTTTCGAATTCCTGCTTGTTCGTTTCCGGCATAATGGACTTCATCATGGCTTCCGCAGCCTCTGCCGTGGTCTTCGACAGTTTGGAGAGGGACTGCATTTCGCCGTGGACGCGGATACAGGGATGGTAGTTTGTTGAGAGGTGCAGGTCGCTGGCGCCTTGGTCCACGACCAGTTGCAACAGTTCGTCAAGCAGGTTCAGACGGCTCACAATCGGCTCCTTGTTGGAAGTAGGGTTCGTGTTACGACGGTAGACGATAGCAGGGGGCGTTGCTGAATAATACTCAAAACTTACAGTTTTAGCAGATGTAAAGCCTTGACGGAACGGGTTCTTTGCTGGTTAATGCTTGCTTTCCGCGTAATATGGAATTTTTGTGTCCTGCCTGCAGAACGGAGTGTACCATGGTTAAGAAAAATGCTGTTTCGGCAAAGAAAACCGAGAAGAAAACAACGGCTTCGGCCGGAAAAAAAGCCGTTGTTAAAACGGTTCCTGCCAAAAAGGCCCCTGCGGAGACAAAGGGGAAGCCGGCTTCAGGAAAGGCCGTTGCGAAAAAATCTCCGGTTGAGGAAAAAGTAAAGAAAGCCCCGGCCCGGACTGCGGAAAAGAATGCGCCGGTCGAGCGGCTGCCGGAATTTTCCATTCCGGGCGATGAGATGATGGAGAATCCGGATCTCGACTCCATGCAGGCTCCGTTGCCGGAGGAGGCTCCCGCCTCGTCGGTGATGCTCCGCGAAGAGCGTAACGAAAAGATTAAGGACCTGATCGCGCTGGCGCAGGAACACGGCTTCCTGACGCATGAGGATATCGAAGAGGCGCTTCCTGAAGATCTGGTTACCCCGGAAGATTCGGAAAAGGTCATTGCGCTGCTCCGGAGCATGGAGGTGGAAATCATCCGCGCCGACGACGTGGAGGATTACAAGGCCCGGATGGAAAAAGAGGAGCGCGACCGGCAGAGCGCCCGCAGCGACGTGCTCGACGACCCGGTCCGTATGTATCTCAAGCAGATGGGACAGGTTCCGCTGCTGACCCGCGAGCAGGAAGTGGAGATTTCCAAGCGGATCGAAGAGGCGGAGCAGAACACCACCAGTCTCTTCAACCGCATCG